GCTTTGCTCCCTACTGTGCGTGCAATCAGTTGATTTAATTCCTGTCGCTTTCTCATTCGATTGGTTTTAATTTTGGATTAGCTACGTAGAAGATTTCGCGGTGCGCTTCGCTGAACTTATGCATGAACACTGCTTCATCGATTGGCTCGTATAGCTTATCGCGCATATCACGTTCTAAACGAAAGGCTACATCCTGCTCATCATCGTAGCTTTTAGTCTCAATATTGCAACTATATGCATTATGGTAAACTGTGATAAGCTTCAAATCTGCAGTGATGCAGCAATAAAATTTGGTATAGTCGCCATCAATGTAGTAGTGTGGCAGTGTTACTTTGGTAGTACCTACTCGTACCGGTGCTGTGTGTGTTACTTCGATTAACATTTGTATTGGGTTTTAAATAATTGCGTTACAGTGGTCACATTGTACTTCAACATTCGAATCATCCTTAACTACTTCAATGGCTTCTTCAATGAATTCTTTCCAACTTAAATGGTCACATTCGTCATTGCTTGCATTCCATTTTTGCATGAAGTCAATAGCTACTGCTTTTACTTCATCTTCATAGCAGTGTGACCAGTCGCAGTAAATGCATGGGAATGAACCTTCTTCTTCGTGTTGGGGACGGTTGTCGATAATAGTTGTATACATGTGCTTTTGTTTTGTTTATCTTTGACGGGTACAAATGTACACGCTTTTTTGGATAGTGCAAATATTTACACCGATATTTTTAAATTTTAACAAATCGACTGCGTAAGTATCCATATAAGGAAACATTACAGCGCATGGCTGGACAAAGCCAGTAGGCTTGCACACGATAAACAGAAAGGAAGTGATCTACTGCATGAGGTACTTGCCCGGTTAATGGATAGGCCACAGCAGGATATAGAAGATATAGTGTGCAGGGGCAAAGTAGAAGCATACGTAAACAGGGCATTGTGGCTATCATGGCACAGCGCACGCAGTGATTACGCTATCAAGTATCGCAAATACTACGAATTACACGTAGAAAGACAGGTTGACGATAGCAAACAGGATGAAACATGGATAGGTGCATTCATAGATGGTGAATATCTATACAACGCAATCGGGCGTTTAAACGAATTTGATGCAATCCTTTTGCGTCTATACAGTAAACCCGATTTCGATTACAAAGAATTGAGCGCAGAAACAGGTATTCCATACAGCTACCTGCGAACAAGCATACACAGAGCATTAAAACGAATAAGAGAATATGTTAAACTTCAACGTTCCATCGCACATTCAACGCGAGAGATTGAATACTTGCAAAAAATGTAAGTTTTATAACGGTACATTTGGCACTTGCGGTACACCAATCGTCGGTAATAACGTCAATGCTGAAGAAAACGATGTTACTTACTACAAAGAGAAGATAAAGTTGTGCGGCTGCTTCATGGATGTGAAGACAAAATTCCGCTTTGCATCATGCCCAGCACGTAAGTGGTTTGCTCAAGACATGAAGGAAGAAGAAATAGCTGCACTGGACACCTTTATAGGAAAAGTAAGTAAAGCCAACAGGATAGAATCAGAAGACTTGCAAATGCTTTACTATTGGTACAGCAAAATAACAAAGAAGCATGAACGTCCATCCGGGTGCGCATCGTGCATACGTGATCTCATTAAAGAATTCCGTAGACAATTAGGTAAAATTGATAAACCATAATAACATGCCATTACCCACACCCACACCCAAAGAAGAAAAGAATGAATATATCGCACGCTGCATGAGTGATGCAAAAGTGCAAGGTGAATTTCCTGATGCACAGCAGCGCATAGCTGTATGCATTGCGCAGTATGAACAGAAGTAAATTGTTTTTATCAAATCGAAACAAAATGTTTGAGAAAGGAAAATCAGGCAATCCAAACGGTAGACCGGTTGGTTCTGTCAGCGACAAAGTAAAAATGTGGAATGAATTAGGCGAGTGGTTCACCACACAAGGTGCAGCCAAGTGTATGCGCATTATGAACGATATGGAGGATGAAGAATACATCAAACACTACACTGCGCTACTCGAATACTTTAAACCAAAACAGGCACGTGTAACGCACGCAGGTGACGAAAAGGCACCGGTTGTAATCAACGTGCATTCGGACTTGTAACAAAAAGGAAGCAAAAACTACAATACAACAGAGCATGAAATTAAATTTTAGCATAGCAGCTAACGCAAAAGGCATCACACTGAATCAATATATCGACTATCAAAACGCAGTCGATAAGGTGGAACAGGTGCATGTAATCACTGGCAAGAGCAGCGAGAGCATTCGCTTGCTTCAGGTGCATGTAATTGATGAAATCATTGAAACATTTGAAGCAGCCATTCGGTTAAGCAGTGGTGACTTTGAACGCACAGTGCGCATTGGTGCATACGAATTAGGGTTTATTCCTGACTTAAGCAGCATGTCTTTTGGCGAATACGTAGACATGGACACTGTTTGCGGTGACATCTACAAAGACGGTGTAATCATGGGCGAAGCTGCTCACAAAATGATGTCTATACTATACCGCCCTATCAAAGCTAAGTTCGGAAAGTATTACGACATCGAAGCTTATGATAGTAACGGCAAACGTAAGTATGAAGATGCCATAGGCAAATTGACTTTAGACCATGTGTTAAATACGCTGCTTTTTTTTTCGACTTTAGAAATAGAACTATACAACGATTCCCTCGTTTATTTGGCAAAGGAGATAACGGAGATAGTGAAGGAGATGAAGGAACAGCAACCCCTGACGGCTTAGGTGTGTACGGTTGGTTTCATATTATTGAATCACTTGCCGACCGGGACATAACGAAGTTTGATGCAGTGACAGAGCGAAGGTGTTATGAAGTGTTTACGCACTTAACGTATTTAGCAGACTACGTGTATGTGCAGAAAATGGAAATGAAAAAAAGGAATAGATGACAAGCTATAATTACAGCTATAATGTTCTAATCAATCGACTTGAAGCTTTTGCTGCTGGTCACTTTTTGATTAAGCGATTCACACATGGGCAGATTGACCTTGCAGACCAACTGCAGGACGATCAATATCCATTCATGCACGTAACACCTGATACAATCACACCGATTCAGGGCGGTATGCAGTTCGGTTTCTTAGTCATGTTTGCTGACATACCACGCGACAAAGAATACAAAGCAGAATACCAGCGCGAAGTAATTAGCGATTGCATCCGATTAGGTCAAGATTTGATAGCTGAAGTGCGCAACGGTTTGGAGCTGTTCGGATTCGATGTGCAGCTGGTCAACATTCCAACGTTTGAACCATTCATCGAAGAATACAAAAACACAGTAACCGGTATTGCATTCACGCTAACACTTGAAGTCCCCTGGGATTGGAGCGCATGTGATATACCTGCTGTTTGGACAGTAGGTGGTTCATCAAGTGGTGGAAGTGGAACAGGTTACGGCTTGACACTTCGCACCAATGGCGTAGATAACGCAGTTCAAAACATCCTTGACTTAGTAGAAGGCACGAACGTAACCATAACTGATAACGGAGATGGAAGCGTTACGATAGATGCAGCAGGTGGAGGAGGTGGAGGTGGTGAATATGTGAGTACCGAATACAACGCAAACCACATAACTGCATTAGGCAACCCTTACCAAATAGGTGACAGGGTATGGTATAATGGAAGTGTTTACAGATGCATTGCCAACAATGATGCAATAAACCCAACTAACCCTACTTATTGGACATTAGTAGCGGTTGGTTATCGCTTGCGTCAATCACCTGTTGATTGGAACGCAACAAGCGGTGACTATCAAATACTGAATAAACCAAACATTCCCGATTCGCTTGATGATCTGTTGCCCGGTACAACTAAGGGACAATTGATTCAGCGTGGTAATACTAATTGGGAAGTAATTAGTGGACTTGCTATTGATGAATTGTTAGATGTGCAAATCACTACACCTGCCAACGGTGATACACTAATTTACGATAGCGGAACAAGTAAATTTGAGAACGTACCGCTTGCCACCGTTGCCACGACAGGCGATTATACTGACTTAATCAATCAGCCAAGTATACCAACTAACCTTGATGACTTAGCGGATGTAAACGCACCCACACCTTCAAATGGGCAGGTGCTAAGCTACAACAGCACATCAGGAGATTGGGAAGCTGTTACACCTGCTTCGGGCGGTTCGGTCACATCGGTTGCACTTTCAATGCCTGCACCAACGAACCCTGCGTTTTCAGTTAGTGGTTCACCTGTTACAACTTCAGGAACACTTGCGGTTGCAGCCAATGGTACAGTAGATCAATATATAGATGGAACAGGAGCACTGCGCACATTGCCTTCAACAGGTGGTGGAGGTGGGCAAATATTCTACTTCAATGGTAATGTTGCGCAACCTTCAATAGGAGGCAATGCCTACTATCAATTAGGCACTACTGCTAACACAGGACCAACAGCAAACTTCACACGTAATACTACGGGCGTACTTGCACGATTCATTACCGATGTAGGCAGTCCAAACCATCTTATCTTACCTTCAGGTGTATGGACTATTGATGTATACTTAAATGAAACAGGTGGTGGTTCAAATAATGCTGAAATACTTGCTAAACTTTACACATACAACGGCAGCACGTTCACTTTAATTGGTACTTCACCGGTTGAACAAATTACCAATGGTAACGTAGTTGACTTGTATACATTTGGCATTTCAGTTCCAAACACCGTAACGGCTGCAACCGACCGCATACACATTGAATTCGATATTCAAAACACCAATGGTAAGACTGTAACGCTATATACGGAAAATGGTAAGATTGGTGAAGTGCATACTACCTACGCAATCGGAATCAGTTCGTTAAATGGCCTAACCGAAAGCACGCAGAATTTCGCAGTCGGCACATCAGGTACTGACTTTGGAATAAGCAGCGCAGGAAGTACACATACATTCAACCTACCAACTGCAAGCGCAGCAAATCGTGGTGCATTGAGCAGTGGGGATTGGAATACGTTTAATGGTAAGCAGGACAGCATCGGATTAACTACGGTTGGAACTAACCTTGCAACGCTACCGAATCCAAGTGCTGTTCGTTATTTACGCATCAATGCTGATAATACAGTAACTGCGCGAACAGCGGCTGAAATGGTCAGCGACTTAGGTATAACTACAGGTTCAACATCAATACTATATAATTCGCAGAATGCTACAAACATACCTGCCTCATCAACTTATTTCGGTTGCTTATTCGGTGGTGCATTATCAATAGTTTCTGCAGATACTTTAAGACGTACACCAATAGCGACAGCAGGCACATTGACAAAACTATATGTGCAAACATCAAGTGCGCAACCTGCAACCGGTTCTTTGGTTTGCACTGTTCGAAAGAATAGCACAGATCAAGCATTGACACTAACCATTGCGGCAGGTTCAGCAGCGGGGGTGTTTACCGATTTAGTCAATAGTGTGACGATTGCTGTTGGTGATTTAATGGGTATGAAGTTTCAAAATAATGCAACAACAGTTAGTGGTAACGTTCTTTCAAACCAAGTACTCTTAACAATATGACATATAATTTCGACGGTCAAAATTTTATTGTTGAGAATAATGGCAATGTCATTATTTTCAAATGTGGTAGCGACTATGTTGAGCCAACCGAAAACGAAGATGGCTCATTGACATGGCCTACCATAGACGATGCCGCACAAGCGAATCGGAATCGTGTTAGCGAAGCACTGATAGATTCAGTTAAGGCAATGCGATTTGCTGAATTACTTGTTGCCAATGCTTCAACTGCATACACCATATTCTTGACCGAAATCTAATGGCAACGGAATTCGAAGATATGTTGAACGAATACGCAGAAACAGTAGTTGAGCGTGCGCAATCAAACCTACGCATCAAAAGAAGGGTGCGTGGTAAGATTGTCAATCGTGTTTCATCGGGTAACTTGCTTCGCTCTTTAAATTACAAGCTGCGTATTCGCTACGGAAAACCAACAATTGACTTCACTGTCAAAGGCGATGCTGGTAAATATGCAGATGTGATTGAATTCGGTCGCAAACCTTATCCGGGTGATCCAACGAAACGCCCACCATACGAAGACATCATGAAGTGGATTCGTATGAAACCATTGAAGCTTCGCAACAAACAGGGCGCATTCATTAAGTCTACTGAAAGTGCAATCAAAAGTGCGGCTATTGCCATATCAAAAAGCATTGGTGCAAAGGGTATTCAAGGCATCAACTATTATCAAGAAGCAATAGACGATACATGGGACGATTACAAGGATAAGCTAATGGATGCTTACGTAAAAGACATTGAACAAAGATTACTCTTAAACAAAAGATAGATGGCATTAACAATCGTAGATGAACCCTTCAACTGGGTAGTGCGTGGTCAAAAGATTATGCTGATTGCATCGAGCACAGAAACTGCACAGCAGGGCTTTCGTTATGGCTTAAACATTACTGTTGATGCTAAGACTTACACGTTCTATTTGTCACCTGCTCCCGACAATAACATGTACTTTGACATTGCGCCACTTGTTGACGATTTGCGCAACCAGCAATCTCACTTTGCTACGGATAATACAGTAGACGATTTGAGCAAGTATGCATTAAGTGCAGCCATCACTGAATGGTGGTTGGTTGGTGGTGTGCTCACAGAGAATGAAGGCAGCGAAGTAACTATGAGTGGGCGCATTGTCATCAATGGTTACTATCAAGTGTTCGATGGCTACAAGCCAAACCCTGAAGTGGGTGTTGATGACATCAAGTACGTACTTCAGTTCAGTCTTAACTACGGCATGAGTGACCGAAAGTACGGCACGCATTCGTGGTATTTAGCACCATCATGGGGAGCAGGAAGCCCGATAACTCAAAACATCATTTGGATTCCTTCATACGAAACGGACTATGGAACGTTAAGCATACCGGGTAATGCCAGCTACATGTATAACAACCTTGTAGACAATGTGCGCATTGTGTTGTATAAAGCAAATGGATCAACATTTACCGAAACGCTATCGTTGAATGCATACGATATCGAAGCTTTGCCTGTTTATCCAGCTAACATGAATGATTGGACTAGTGCATGGTCAATTAAACCAAATGAAAACGACAATCCCGGTTGGCGTTTTTACGAAGTGTTTGCCCGTACAGTCAACACGCAATCAAGTATAAAGTATCGCTTCTATAATGCAGCTTATTATGGGCAGAAAGATTGTCACAATGATGTGATTCGTTTAGGATGGGTGAACAGTCGCGGTGGTTGGGACTACTTTAACTTTATCAAGAAGTCCGAAATGAATGATGAGATTGAGCGTAAAAAATACCGAAAGGTGTTGTTCAATAGCACAAGCAGCGTGTTCAGCAAAGACGATCGTGGACTGTATGAGCGCAGGAACTTAGTGCAGCAGGTGTTGACAGTAACCAGCGACTACATTCAGGAAGGTGAATTCCTATTCCTTCGCTCATTGCTTGTGAGCAATCAAGTTGTATGGATAACACAGCGCAACGGAGAGAATATTGCACTGCCTGTTAACTTAGATGACACCACCTACACCGAACGCAAAACACGCGATGGCAAGCTTTACAACTTGTCTTTGAAAGTAAGAATGGCAAACGAATACTGGACATAACATGAACGGAGAAGTACAACTAATAGTTACAAATGATTCTACTGTAAGAATTAACAGCATTAGCAATGATCCTACTATCGTGGGCATTGGTGTGCTATCTCGTTTGATAGTAAATAGCACTCCCGAAGTGGATGCACTTGTGAATGGTGATGTGCTAACGATTCAAAACGCAGCAGGTCAAAGCGTAAATAAAACGGTAAACTCAATACAGCTAAGTACTCCAGTTCCGGGTCAAACACGCATCAACTTTTTTGGCACATGGGCGCAAGATTATTCTGCTGCAGCTGGTGGCTATTTTATTTTAGGTGCAATTAGTGATTATTATTTAGACTTATTCGAAAACGAAAGCATATCGCAGAACTGGAAGTTTCAAGATTTATCCAACTTCACAGCGCAGGGTGCATTCAGTCGTGAATTTCGCATACCGATGTCCGATAACAACATCAAAGCTATCGGTCCATTATTCGATACCAACTCCGAACAAGGTGCGGAAAACTATTTCTTCTACAAACTGCCTGCTGAAATCCGTGTAGATACGCTACCAATTGCAACCGGTTATCTGCGTGTGCGCAAGGTGTACAAGCAAATGAATCGCATTAATGAAGTAGAGGTAGCCTTCTATGCTGAAACCCCTGACTTAGTGCGCACGATTGGAGAAAAGAAGCTAAGTGATATTGCTGCGCTTGCGGATTTGAATGAAGTGGTTAACTATGCGAACGTTACTACCGAAACAGCAGATAGGATTTGGACATTATGTGACAGAGGGCAAAGATGGAGTAATGATGGATCAGCTAATTCACGCCCGATACTTAACCCAACTATACCTATTAACGCTGCTGATTTAACGCCAGCGATTAGTTGGTGGTATTTGCTACGCAATATTGTAACAGAAGCAGGCTTTGACCTTGTTGCATCTTCACTTGAAAATATCATTGAAGATTACTACATGCCATTTTGCAATACGCAACAATTAAGCAATACAGGTGGCAGCAATCAATTCTTTTTTAGAGCATATCCAACTGATCCATTTTTGATTGAAAGTAATACAAGCTCCTCATCAATCTATACGAATATGACAGAGGTGTTTGATAATAGTAACGATTTTAATCCTGTTACTGGTATTTATACAGCTTCGGCTGCTGGTACTTTTACTTTTCATATTCACCAATACTTTCAAACAGCTGGTGGTGCATTCGGAACAAATTATATTGTCATTTTGCTAAGAACTTATAAAAATGGAGAGTTCTACAATTTGCGTTCAACCTATTTTTATTTAAATACGTTTACTAGCACAACGGCTTTACTTGATACTACATTTAGTATTGATTTGCAAATAGGAGATGAAATAAATTTTCACCTTGTAAAATATCAATCTACAAGTGAACCTTTTGTTATGTCCAATGGAAATCTATCATGGACACCTGTAGATTTATTTGAAAATGGCACTGTCGATGTATACGGAAGTGCAGGTGATGGAACATCAAACACATCTTATATTGAAATCAATTCAGCAACGATTACCATAGGACAGACAATTGATTATAGATTGAACGCACCTGATATGCGCCAAATCGATTTTGTGAATGACGTAATCAAAATGCATAATTGTGCTATCGTGCCAAGCCGCATTGTGCCCAATCGCATTGCCATAGTGCCACAAAATAATTATATCGGTACAGGCGATGTTGTGGACTGGACTAGCAAACTAGACATTTCAAAAGATGTTGTTATAGGCAGCACGGTAGACATTCAAAAAGCCACGTTTCAATTTACATATACAGCAGGTGAAGATGCCTACAGCAAGCTTTACAAAGATGCCAACCGCGTTTATGGTGACTTCAAGCAAGAAGGTTATACCATTAATCCATCGACTGCGCCAAGTGACTTTGCAATAGGTGAACAAAAGGTTACACTTGTAACACGCAGCACACCTGCTGCATTTATACCCGGAACAGGTACGCCTATTCCATGCTTTTACAATGAAGATTTAGAATTTGTTGCACCCGGTCCACGTGCTTTGTTTTATGCTGGATCAATGAGCATCAATTTATATAATGACGGAACTAGTAGCGCGTCACCTGCAACGGTAATACCTATACTCAATCATTATAGCGATGCTTATCCAACACTAACGGATTTTGATTTAAACTGGGCTCCTGAAACTCCACCACACTTTTCTACTGTTAGTTCTAATCCATACAATAATTTATTCAACACATATTGGCGCAATTATATGAATGAACTTTATTCTCCTGAGGGTAGAATAATGGAAGCATTCTTTGCGCTGGACTTAAAGGATATTCTTACGTTTAGCTTTGCCGATAAAATATGGATTCAGGACAGCTATTGGCGCATACTTGAAATCAGCGACTACAAAGTAGGATTACAGGAAAGCACAAAGGTTAAGCTTATTAAATTCCTTGATCAAATCAATGACTGTTCATCTACTCCTGTTGGCGTTACTACTAATGGCGAAGTTGAGTTTGAAACCGGAGGTGAACCAGTAGAGCCGACTGAAGATTGCTGTTCACGTTACGGCTACTTTTGGGATGAAGTTAATGGTGTATGTTGGGCATTCAATAACGGTGGTCAGTTTAGAAACTCTATTGTATCATCAACAACGACATTAATAAATTCACCAACATTAGCATTTGATGCTGCGCCAAGTTCAGTAGTTAATGGTAACAAAGTATCAATAGGTAATGGCAATGGAAATAGCTTAGCGGTTGGTCAAGATTTAACACTTACAAAATTTGTCAATGGCAGCAATCTGCTTGGCAAAAATGTAACAACCAATCTACCCGGATTGCACGTGGGTGGTGGTTATCGTAATGGTGATTCAACTTCAATTTACTACGGATGGGCGCAGTTTGGATTTGTTGTACTGCAAAAGCAATTTTCACCTAATGCATCAGGCGATGTATTCAATTTAGATATCGAAGGTGTAGTGGGTGAATACATAGATATTGAAGATGATACTATTTGGAGTTGCTCACTAAATTTAAATATTCGCGATGCTGCAGGTTTAAATGAAACATCACTACATCACTTTACACTTGAAAAAACAGGAAGTTTGGCATCTGCCAGTGCTGTTAGTACATTGAATACTATTGGTGGAATCGGTTCATACGTCTTCACCTTAGGCATAGACACAACAACTAACACAGCAGAGCACAGAATCAACTTGACAATTACAGGTGGAACGTATCCTGTTACGTTAGTAGCTGGTGCTACTTTACAATACCAACAATTAAAATTCGCATAATGGACTCAATCAAAAACTCAATGCGCTACATCCAGCTAGGCATCGCAACAAAGAAGGAACACAACTACTCGCTACGCAAATGGCAGCGTGTATTGTGGTATGTTACGCTGTACACATGGCGCATTTTACTCGGACTAAGTGTTATTTTTTTAATCTATAAACTCATCTACTAATGGCTGAACCTATTGTAAGGACATTTGAAATTGACACATCGAAAAGTGAGCAAAACCTAAAAAGCTTAGGTAATGCTTTTGACAGTGCAGATAATTCAGGCAAATCGCTTAAAGCACAGTTGCGTGAATTACAACAGCAGTTAGCCAACACTGATCCACAAACGCAAAAATATCGTGACTTATCGCAGGCAGCAGGGGAACTAAAGGATAAGATTCAGGACGCTGCGCAAGCTGTAGGTACACAGGCAGGTGGTGCATTTGAAAAGGTTAGTGGTTCACTTGGACTTGTTACATCACGTATCGCATCACTTGACTTCGAAGGTGCAGCAGAAGGTGCTAAACTGCTTGCACAAAATATCACACAAATTAAGCCGGGTGATATTGCTAAAGGTGTACAAGGAATAGGTAGTGCATTTGCATCTATTGGTAAAGCCTTACTGACTAATCCTATTTTTTTAATTGGAGCATCGATTGCAGCTGCGGTAGTATATGCTGAAGAATTGTTATCGCTTATTGATGGCGTTACGGATGCAGACCAAGAACTTTTAGATGTACAAAAGGAACGTGCAGCGGTAGCAAAAGAGAACTTCGATGCTATTTCGTCAACTGAAGAAACGTTAAAGCGTCAAGGCTTAACTGAAAAACAAATAACTGATTTAAAATTACAAGCATTAAACACTGCCATACTTGAACAGCAGGTTGTACTTGAAACAAACAAACAGCAAGCGGCAGCACAAATAGCAGCAGCGGAACGTAATGCGAACTATCTAAAGACATTTTTAGATTTTATCACTTTACCTGCACGTGCACTTACAGAGATATTTGAAAATGCTGTAAATGGTGCAATCAGTCTGCTCAACACACTGGGTGCGGACATTGGTAAAATAGAATTGTCTGATTCATTTGATACATTAAATTCTTTTATAACAAAAAGCATATTTGATCCTGAAGAAGAACGCAAAAAACAGGAGCAAGTAATTAAGGATAGTGAAAAGGCGTTAGTGACGTTGGTAAACCAGCGCGATGGTATCCTAAATGCCCAAGATGCAAAAGAAAAGGCAGCGCGTGAAAAGGCAGCAGCAGATAGAAAAGCAGCAGCAGAAAAAGAAGCAGCAGATTTAAAAGCGGCAAGTGATAAAGCCACAGCGGATAGATTAAAAAATGAGCAAGAGATAAGTGATTTACTCGACAAACTTTATCAAGAAAATGTAAAAGAATTTGAAGCAGCAGAAAAAGCAAAACTTGAAGCTGCAAAGCTGGCGGCTGAGGAACAGGAAAAATTAAGACAGCAGGAATTAGCCAATGCTATTGCACTTAAAGAAGGCAAAATACAACTTGCCACAGATTCTCTTAGCATTATTTCTAATCTTGCGGCTGTATATGGTAAGGGTGATGAGAAGCGTGCAAAACAAGCATTCAAAATACAAAAAGCTGTGAGCATAGCACAAGCAACCGTAGATACATATAAAAGTGCCAATGCTGCATTTTTTGCAACTCAATCAAATCCTGTTTCTATTTTGTTTCCTGCTGCACCATACATTGCTGCGGCTGCTGCTGTTGCTGGTGGTCTTGCTAATGTTGCGAGCATTAAAGCTCAACAATTTCAAGGTGGTGGTACTTCACCTGATACTAACACAACACCTCCTTCACTGGGTGGAGGTGGAGGTGACAGCGGTTCACAGCCAGCAGGGTTTAATCCATTTGCTGCGCAGTTCGTAGCAAATCGCCCTGATCAATACTTACCACGTGCGTATGTCTTAGCAGGTGATGTATCAAGTCAGCAAGAAGTACGCGAGAACGTAGAAGACTTAGCACGTATAGGATAACTAAATTAAATTTGTAAAATGGATAAGAGAAAAGTAGTTAAGTGTGTAATCGACGAAGAAGGTCGTTTAGGTATAACCGCAATGGGGCTCGTAGACATGCCCGCAATAGAAGAAAATTGGATTGCATTGAGCAAGATGCAGCTTGCCAAAGTCGATGACGAACGTAGAATGCTTTATGGTCCTGCATTGATACCGGATAAGGAGATATTGCGCTATGACGATAAAGGCGAACCATACTATGTGTACTTTGAAAAGGCAACAGTGCAGGCAATCGCGCATCAATTCTTCAAAAAGAATCTGCAACATACAACTAACCTGCAACATGAAATACCAGTAACCGGTGTGACAGTGGTTGAATCATGGTTAAAGGAAGGCAAGAATGATAAGAGCATTCAACTTGGGTTGCCTGAACTGCCCGATGGCACATGGTTTATCGGAACAAAGGTTGACGAAGACCATGTATGGAATGATGTAAAAGAAGGAAAGGTAAAAGGTTACAGCATCGAAGGCTTCTTCAACGAAGTTGGCGTAGCTATGAGTGGTGTAAAGAACTACGAAGCAGAATTGGTTTTTGAATTAGACCAAATACTTGCAGGTTTGGCAAAATGATATATATTTGCCGAACATTGGTTGATATACCGTCATAAGAGATTTAGGTTTTAGATTAAAAAGTAGGGGCAAACGAGCCCCTATTTTTTTTTACAGCATGCATGCACGCGAATATTCCGCTACTGTCATCTTGC